AGGTCGCCGGGGTGCCCGTCGTGCTGCTTGCTCCCGGCCGAGCCGAGGACGCCGATGACGACGCCGCGGTCGAGCTCCACCGCGAGCGCACGCAGCGCGCCCTCGACCTGCTCGCGACCCTCGACGCTCACAGAGGCCACGAGGTACCCGTGACGCGGAAGCCGGACGACACGAGGCGCTCGAGCCGCGCCCGCTCCTCGCCGTACAGCGTCTTTCGATCCGGCCCGACCAGCTTCAACTCGGCCGCGAACGGACTCAGCGCGATGAGGTGCGCCGCCAGGTACTTCGCCCCGTCGTCCATGAGGTCGCCCCAGATGCGCTCCGGGGTCCGGCGGTACGCCTCGGCGATGCGGGCCTCGACCAGCTCGCGCGTCGCCCCGCCGAACTCGGCGAACTCGAGCAGCATCGTCTCGTAGTCGACGGTCATCGGCGGCCCTTCTTGCGGCGCGCGGGCGCCACAGGCTCGGGGGTCACGTCGCTCTCTGCGGGCTCGGCGTAGTCCGGCTCCGGCTCGGTCGCGGGTTGCGCCGTCGCCTCGACCACAAGCTCGGTGCCGACCGCGTAGGCCAGCGCCGGATTGAGGTCGAGGCCGCGGCGCCACGAATCCGCGGACACGTCGGCGGTCTGACCGGGGCGCACGAAGGTGCCGTCGATCTCCCACTTCCGTTGTCCGCGATTCGTGACGCGGACCATCAGCCGACGTCCATGTAGGAGACGGCCTTCGGCTGGTAGATGCAGGTGCCCGCGCTGCGGCCGTGGCAGTTCACCACGAACGCGAGGTTCTGCATCTGGGGGCTCTCCTCGGTGAAGCCGCCGCCCGGCGCCACGTACTCCACGACGTTCGGGTCGCGCTGGAAGGCGATCACGCGCGGGCCGTCGAGTCCGGCGTCCGCGAGGCCGAGCCGCTGCCACTCGAGGATGTCGATGGGCAGGCCCGAGTCACGCAGGGCCTGGATGACCGTGCGCGAGTCGGTGGTCGACATCACCGAGGTGCGCACGAGGAACGCCATCCCCGGCGTCATCGCGAGGGTGTCCGCCTTGAACTCGCCGACGGTGTCGTCGACGATGTTCTGGCAGAGCTTCACGATGTCCGCGTGGATCTTGTAGCCCTCGGTCGCGGCCGCCTTGGTCGCCCAGGTGCCCGCCGACGCGAGCGCGACGGCGTCCACCGAGCTGTTGTTCGCGAAGCCGCCGAGGCCCGCGACGCTGTCGCCGAACACCGCGAGCGTGTCGTGCTTGCGCTCGAGGATGTCCTTCGCCGCCTTCTGGCGCTTGCTGTCGAGCATGTTGCCGGCCATCGCCGCGCGGGCGAGGTCGTCGATGCTGTACTCGTACGAGGTGCCGTACCGCTTGATCGACACGGTGTTCTCGAGCACCGAGGCGTTCACGCGCGGGAGGTCGTCCGCGTAGTTCGTGATCAGCTTGGCGTCGCCGACCATGTCGTACTGCGGGACCGAGTAGGTCGTCGCGCCCTCGGGCACGGACGTGAGCAGCGGCAGGACCTGGCGGAAGCCGGTCTTCGCATAGATGACGTCGATCGACTGCGCGCGGAGGTGGAGCAGCGCGCGGGCGAGGGCGCCCGTCTCCCCCGCGTCGAGGCGCCGGACGCGCTTCTTGATCGCGTTGGCGATGTCGTCGACATCGATGCGCGCGGCCTCGCACTCGGCGATCGCGCTGTTGCCGTCGAGCCGCTCGATACGGGCGAGCGTCTCCTGGTGCTTGTCGAAGTTGCTGGTCATGGCCTTGGTCCTTCCTCGGCTCAGCCGAGCTCGACGATGGCGAGGCCATCGGTGGATGCGCTGGTGACGTACCGGGCGCCCGCGAGCGCGCCGAAGTTCGACGCCTTCTCGCCGCCGAACTGGCCGGCGACGTCGGCGCCCGACGTGGTGGTGCGGACGTAGACCGGGTCACCCGCGGTCACGGCGTCCTCGACGGTGACGTAGACGCGGCCCTTCGCGATGACGGGGCACTCGTCCTTGTCGGTGTAGGCGTTGCCCGTCGTGTAGGGCATGCGCGAGGCGTCGAACATCGCGACGCCGGGGAAGTCGCGGAGCGAGAGCACGGGGGCCGTCGGCGCGGTGCCGATGGTCGCGGTGCCGTTCGTGCCGGTCTGCGCCGGGATGTACCAGGAGATGAACCGGCGCGCGGCGCCGAGCGTGGTGATCGTCTGGTTGCCGCCGTTCGGGATGAGGACGGTCTCGCGCACGATCTTCCCGTCGACGTCCTCGTACGTGAAGATCGACGAGGTGGCGTCCCAATCGGCGTGGCTGTTGAGCGTCGCCGTGAGCTGCTGCGCGGGGATGATGAGGCCCGCGCCGATGACGCCGTCGGCCGAGGCCGAGGTGATCGTCTGCTCGGTCGCCGCCGAGGCGATGCCGGGCGTCGCGTCGACGATGCTGTCGACGTCGGCGACGGCCGTGGTCATGGGGATGACCTGGCGCTCGCGGTCGGTGCCCCGCTGGCAGAGCAGGCCCACGACGGGCGCCCCCTCTGCGACGAAGGACTCGGTGACGCGCGGCGTGGAATCCGCGGGCATGCCGGCGATCGCGATGGCCGGATCGGTGCCGAAAGTGCTCTGATAGGCCATCAGCGGCCTCCCTTCTCGTAGTTGTTCTTCTGGACGTGGGCTGCCGCGCTGCGGTGCAGATCGGCGATGAGGCCGCCGACGGGCGGAGCATCGGCCCCGCCGTCGACGGTCGCGCGAGCACGGCCGACGCCGCGCTGCTCGAGCACCTTCACCGCGGCGTCGAAGCTCGCGGCGATGTAGTCGGCCGACTTGCCGTCGCAGCGGAGGCCGAGAACCTTCTCGACGACGGCAGCGCGCAGGGCCTTGCTGTCGGTGCTGTCGGTGCGCTCGACACCCGCACGAGCCGCGACCTCACGCACCGAGACGACGTCGGCGACGAGGGCGGCGAGGCGCTTCGGGTCGTTCGCCTCGTCGAGGCGGCGCCGCAGGTCGGACACCTCCGCGTCGCGCGCGTCGAGCCGGGCCTTGATGGCGTCCATCTTCTCTTCAGGCGCGGCGTTGCCGCCGTCCTCGATCTCGACGACGGGCGCGGCGTACTTGCCCTCGGCGTTGACCGGGGCTCCGCAGTGCTCGCACGTCGGCGCGTCCTGGGTCGGCTTGTCGTCGGCCGGCGGAGCATCCGCAGCCGGCGCCGGGGCGACGACCTCGCCCTCGTCCTTGCGCTTCTTCATGGTGTCTCCTTCGGCCTCGTCGACCGCTGACGTCCACACGTCCGCCGCGTCCATCCGCAGCGCGACTTCCGAACCAGCCCGACCCCACTCGCGGGGTCCGAGGGCGGCGTGGTTGTAGGTGATGTTCCGCTGCACCCCGTCGTACCGCTGGCCCTCGAACTCGCCGGGGGTCGGGTCGAAGTCGCAGACGTAGCCGCACGAAATCTCGCGCCGGTCTCCGCGCTCGACCATCTCGACGAGGCGGCCGTCCTGCACGTAGAGGGTCGCGGCCACGTAGGTCCCGGCATCCTCGCGGACGTCGTCGCCTACGTGACCGCGAGCGAGAACGGCGTGATTGTCGGTCCGGACCATCTCGGAGGGGTGCAGGTCCGTCACGGGCGCGCCGCGGAGGCTGTCGAGGGACGTGGCCGCGAACACTTCCTCGGGCGGCCGGAACTCGCGCCGCTCCGTCCCGTCCGCGTTGCGGTAGGTGAGCACCCCGACGCGAGTCAGGCGCGCGTCGACCCGCAGCCCGCCCTGTGGCGTGCGGCGGACGGAGGCAACGGTCCCGGCGTCGAGTCGGATTTCGGTCACCCGCTCACCTCGCCACAGGTGCGGCGGGCGCGTCAGGGCCGCGACGCCCTGACGTCAGTCGTCATCATCGAATATGGGAATCGCTACGCATCGGCAGTTGTGGACGACCACGTCAGCCGAATACCAGCCACACCCCGTTTCGAGGTTGAACACATGCCCCGAGTACTGACTGCGCGACAAGTCGACGACGCGATGGCGCTTCGTCGTGAGGGCCGCTCCTGCCGCGAGATCGCGCTCGCCGTTGGCGCCAGCGAGGACGGCATCCGCCTCAAGCTGCTCCGCGTCGGCGGGCCGTCCCGCGTCTACAGGCCAGCCAGCAACGCGAAGGACTTCCCGCGCGAGGAGGCGGCACGCCTCTACGTCGAGGGCTTCAGCCTGAAGGCGCTCGCCGACCGATACGGCATCGAGCGCCGGACTCTCGCGGCGGCCCTCGCTCGCGCCGGGGTTCGGCTGCGCGGGCGGTCCGAGGCGATGTTCGTCCGCATGGCGCGCACGCCGGAGCAGGAGCGCAAGCGCCTCGCGAGCGCGGCCCATGATGCCGTGCGAGGGAAGCCCAAGAGCCACGCCCACCGCTGCCGACTCGCGGCTACCAAGACGCGGCGCATCGGCGTCGGCGAGGAGCAACTCGCGCGCCTGTTGCGTGAGCGCGGGATCGACTTCACCGAGCAGCACCCCGTCGAGCAGTACAACCTCGACTTCGCCGTCGGCCATGTCGCCGTGGAACTGCGGGCCGGAGGCGGCAACCCGCTCACGAACCCCAAGCAGCGCGCACGCTTCGAATACCTCGCTGGCCGTGGGTGGACCGTGTTCTACGTCTTGGTCGCCAGCGAACACGCCCTCGCCGTGAACGCTGAACACGTCATCGCCGACCTCGACATGCTGCGCAGCCTTCCACCCGGATCCGGTCAGCACCGGATGGTTCGGTGTCACTTCCAGTCGGAGCCCTTCCGCCGTGACGAGGCGAACAAGTTCCTGCCCGGAAACCGGACGACGGAACGCCCGGCGTACACCGTGCGCGACCCGAACGTGTTCGTGCGCGGGTAGGCACTGGAAGTCGACCCCTGGATTCGCGCGCCGGCCGGTCCGCTGGTCGACCACCGGAGGGTCGCTGAAGGTCTGCATCGTGCCTTCGAGGGCGGCATGGTCGGCCCGTACCCGCACGTCCCGGCTGGTGCTCCAGCGGTACCGGGTGACGCCGACGCGCTGCATCCGGGTCCGCGAGAGGTCCGCGTTCGCCTTCAGGATCTGGTCGCGGGCGATCAACTCTGCCCGGCTGCCGGACACCTCGAAGCGTTCGGCGATGCGCGCCCGAAGCTCCTCGACCCGCATCCCGGTCCGCTGCGCCTCGGTCACTTCCTCGAGCACCGAGGACAGAGCCTCGGGGCCGATGGACCGGATGAGCCGGACGTTCTCGGCGCGGAAGCGGTCGAGCTCGGGGCGCAGGTCGAGGTCGAGCAGCGGCCCGGTCACGCCGAGGACGCGCTCCATCTGCCCGCGGTTGTGCGTCTCGACCCGGCCCCACACGGTCGCGATGGTGGCGAGCGTCTCGGCCCCGGCGAGGGCGGCCACGAGCGCGTCGTCGCCGACCATCGACAGGAGGATCGCGCGCAGGTCGTCGGTCGCGTCCTGCCGCTCGGCCTCCTGCGCCCGCTTCAGGCCGGGCTCGAGCCGGGCGAGCACCTCGTCCCGCATCCGGCGCACGGCGGCCCGCAGCGCCCGGACGTACGCCATCTCGGCGCCCGTCGGCAGCTTCGGGGGCTCGGCCGAGCGTTTGCGCAGCCGGCCGCCGCGGGCCCGCACGTAGGCCGCCCGGACCGCCGCAGCCGTCACGGTGCCTCGGGCGCCTGCGGGGGCTCGACGGGCGGCGCAGGAGGCGCAGCGGGCTCGGCCGGCGTCTCGCGCAGGCTCGCGTCGATCTGCACCGGGCCGCTGTCGTACGTCCCGCCGCCGAAGCGGGTCACCGCGACCTCCTCGGGCAGGAGCACGCCCGCGTCGATGTAGGTCTTGTCCGTGCCCGCGATCTTCGCCTCGTGCTCGGCCTGCTCGGTCGGCGACATCTGCCAGAGCGACGGCCAGCGCACGACCCACTCGCTCGGCGTCTGGTCGCCCAGCTCGGCCGCCACGATGCGCACGAGCCGCTCGATCTGCGGGCCCAGGTCCTGCTCGCGGTAGCTCTGCACCGAGTCGTACCACCCGCGCACGTCCGACTCCCCGGTCGCGTTCAGGCCCGCGGGCGACATGCCCATGAGGCGCGTCACCGGCATCTCGCCCGCCGCCGCGAGCCGCTGCCAGGTCTTGTCGAGGATGACGTCGAGTCCGCCGAGTGATGCGTTCTCGTACTTGAACTCCTCGCCCTCGGCGTCGATGAGCACCGCGCGGAGGATGGACCGGACGAGGTTCGCCGCCTCCATGCGCCGCGTGAGCTGCTCGTCTTGCCCGTTGGCGATCATCTCGGCGAGGCCCTTGATCTTGAAGATCGGCTGCGTCGCCTGCGAGAGGATGTTCGACACGCTGCGCCAGTTCTGCTGGCCGTCGCGCAGCACCTCGTACGCGCGCGTGAGCACCGAGAGGCTCCACCCGTCCTGGCGCGCCCGCTCGATGGACGACACCGGCAGGCCCTCGAAGCGCAGGAGCCGCGACTCGTGCACGACCAGCGTGTCCGTCGTCCGGGCCCCGCGCCGGTTCACGCGCCACGTCTCGACCTCGCCGTACTGCGGCGACATCACGTCCTCGAAGTAGGACACCGGCGTCATCTCCCAGCGGTCGAGCGCCGAGAGCGACACGATCTTCCGACCCAGCGCAACCGGCGCCGCGTGGTTGCCGTCGTCGAGGACGATGAGCACCGCCCCGCCGCCGTAGAGCCGACCCCACCGGGCGCCCTCGGTCACGCGCTCGAGCGCGCGCAACTCGCGCATCCGGCGCAGGATGGCCGAGCCCGCTTGCTTCACGTCGGTGCCGGAGTCGGCCGCCGCGCCGTCGTCGACGCTCTGCTCGCGGTCAAGCTCGATGCCCTGCCGCACGGCGTCGTCGATGATGGCGTCGACCATGCGCGCCGCGAGGTCGTCCTCGTAGTACAGCGTTTCGAGGACGCTCTGCGTGGCGATGCTGTTGCGGATGCTGGCGACGGTCGCGCCCGAGAGCCGGTCGACGGAACCCCCGAGGCCCGAGAGCGCGTTTAGGAACCCGTCGATGCGGTCGTCGGCCATGCCACACCGTCACCCGGACCAGCGTCCGGCGTCAGAGCCACGACTTCGCCTTGGCCAGCGCCTCGGCGTACCGCGACTCGGTGAGCGCCTGGAAGGCCAGCGACACCGCGTCGACGGCGTCGTCGTGCTTGCCCTCGGGGAAGCTCTCGGCCTCGGCCAAGAAGGCGTCCGTCCACGCCCCGCGCACGAGCAGCACTCGGCCCGCCTCGACGTGCGGCGCCCACACGCCCGCGTACGCGAGCTTGTCCCGGCTCGCGCGGATGCTGCGGACCTGAAAGCCGGAGAGCGCCCGGAGCGTGGCGTCGCGGTCGACGACGCCGGCCTGGCCTGGGTCCTGCCAGACGACGACGGGCACGCTCGGGCCGTCCTGCGCGGCGATGGCGAGGATCGCCTGCTCGACCTCGCCGGGCGAACCGCGCAGGCCCTCGACGTGCTCGACCACGAAGCGGCCGTCGCGCAGCCTCGACACCTTCGCGCCGCGGGTCCAGTCCGGATCCGGGTTGCCGGGGTGCGGCCGGGTTGCCGCCTTGTCCCACGCGCGGACGGTCATCGTCACCGGGCCCGGCACGCGGTCGATGATCTCGAAGCACCGGCGGGGGAAGTAGAGGCCGGCCGCTGGGCGGATGTTCCAGTTGCCGCCCTTCAGCCGGTCGCGGTCGACCTTCGGCAACGAGTCGAGGCGCTCGATGTAGCCGGGGTCCTTCGCGAGCAGCACCGGGTTGTCGGCGAGCCGCGCGGGCACGAACGTGAACGACAGCGCGGGGCGGCCTGGGTTGCGCTCGCGCACCTCGGCTTCGGTGTCGCTCCAGTCGAGCGAGTCGTCGTCCCGCCGGCAGAACCACCGGATGCGCCCGCTGCGTTCGGGGATGGCGTAGCCCTCGGCGTCGATCCACCAGTCGACCAGCTTGCGCACGAAGCTATCCGGGTCCGGGTTGCACGTCGCGCGCAGCCTCGGGCGGATGCCGCAGGTCGTGCGCATGCGGGAGACGAGATACCAAAACTGCGCCTCCTCGAAGTGCGTCAGCTCGTCGAACCCCACGAAGGCGTACTGCTTGCCCTGGTGCGCGTAGACGTCGGCCTCGTGTTGGAGGTGGCGCAACTCGACCATCGCGCGGGACGGGAACGTCCAGTCGAGATTCGGCGAGCTGCGGGGCCTGCCGCCGAGGTGGCGATAGATGGCCTGCGTCGCCTCCCAGATGGAGCCGCCGCCGACGAGCTCGGGCGACGTGCGCCGGAACATGATCGCCGCGTACCCCTCGACGTGAACGTCCGAGGCCGCATCGAGCGCGAGCATCCACGTCTTGCCGCCGCCCGCGCCGCCCCCGTAGATCGCGACGTCCGCCGGGCTCGCGAGGAAGGCGGCCTGCGGCCCCGACATCGGGCCGATCACCAGCGCGTCGCAGACGCGGCATCGCATCGTGAGCGGGTCGGCCGCACACTCGAGCCCGTCGTCGTTGCAGACGCGCGGCCTACTCACGACCCGCGGACCGGGAAGCGGACCACCACCGCAGCGCCCTCGTGCTTGACCTCGTGCTTCTCGATGAAGTCGCCCTGCATCTTGCCGAGCACCTCGCACGCCTTGATCCGGTCCTTCGGCTCGATGCCCTCGTCGCGCATCGTTCGCGTGAGAAAGGTCTGACGTTCCTCGCGAGTCGCGATAGCTTCCGAAGTGACCGATGCGCGGGCCTCCTCGATGGCCAGTTGCACCTTACGGTTTCTTACGACCTCTGCCCCGCGGACCGCGAGCGCGTCATCTTTCCCCGAGTACCCCGCGAGCTTGGCCGCCCGGGTCGCGTTGCCCTGGGCCTCGCCCACGTACGCCTCGACGAACCGCCTCTGCTTCTCGGTCAGCTCTTGCACAGAAGCCTCTCGATCTCCTCGATGTCGACGTCGAGGACGTCCGCCATCCATCGCCGCGCGATGCGGTCGACTCGTGCGAGTGCGACGAGCTTGCGGGTGGCGCGGATCAACACCTCGTTGACCCCCTGCTTGGTCCACCCGATCTCGTCTGCGATCTGTTGCAGCGTCGCGCCCTCGGGATGGTCCCGAACGAACAGGCGCGCCGCGAAGTCCTCGGCGTACGGCAGCCGGTCGAAATCACGCGAATGCCGCGGCGGCGTCCAGCGGCCCACGTCGGGCAGGCCGCGGTCGTCGGCGCTCGTCGGCAGCTCGCACGGCACCGACTCGGTGACCCATCGGACGCGGGCCCCGTCGAGAGACATCCACGCGAAGCACCGCCGCCGCCGAAGCACGGTGCGCCGCATGACCGACGGCGGGAACATCACGAGCTGGTCGACGCCGGTCGCCGTCGCAGGCGCCGGACGGTAGCCGCGTGCGCGCCGGATGCGGTCGCCGGGCTCGACACCCGGCAGCCACGGCTGCACCATGCCGATCGTGTCCGACCTCGTCGCGTGGGGATGCCCGGTGTGCTGCGTCGTGCGGTCGGCGCGGGCCGAGCCGCGCGAGTGCTGCGGCCTGCCCGTCGGGCCCCACTCGTCGGCGATGCTCGTCGAGCTCGACGTGGGCGCCGTCGACTCGCCGACCGGCATCCGGCTCCGGGTCGGGTTCGCGACGATGCTCCGCGGCGCATGGGAGCCCGCGGCAGAGGCGGCCATCCGCACCTCGTACGAGGCGTGGGCGCTCGAGAGTCTGGCCGCGCTCGAGTAGGTCACGCGGCCTTGGCCTTCCTTGGCTTCCTCGGCTTCGGCAGCTTGGCGGCGACCTCGGCCGCGCGGGTGGCCCAGATGCCGATGCACACGGCGTCGGCCTCGTCGTGGTCCGGCTCGCGTCCGATTTCGTGCGACGCCCGGCGGACCGCCATGAGCTTCAGGGCATCGCTTCGGGTGCCACGCCGAGGCGCGAGCACACGCGCCCGCCACGTCTGCGGGTAGACGCGGACGATGCGCGACTTCGGAACGCCCTCGGCCTCGAGCGCGGCGGCCCATGCTCCCCATGCGGCACCGAGCCCGGCCATGGTAGCGGGGTTCGCGTGGAGCCCTCCGGCGGTCCACTTCTCGCCAACGACGACGAGTCGCGTGCCGGTCAGCGTCGACTCGGCGTCGGCGACGAGCACCGCGGTCGTGCGCGCTTCGTGCGTCGTGGCCGTGCCGCTCGCGATGCAGCGGTCGCGGGACATCACCGCCCACCCCGACACCTCGCCCGGGTCGATCGCGAGGATGGTGCAGGGGTGCGGGGTCACAGCCTCGCCCTCCGCGCGTTCTCCTCACCCACGAGACACCGCTTGCACGGGCTGCCATAGGCCCCGTGCCACTCGTCGGGCCGCAGCTTCCTCGGCACCTTCGCGGTGACGTGCTGCTTGGCGCACGAGAGCACCGAGAGCGTGCAGCCGAGGGGGCCGCAGCGGAACCGCTCGCGGGCGAGCACGTCGAGGTCGACGCACGTCGGCGTGTCGATGTCGTCCGCCATCACGAGAGCACCTGCCGGTACTTCGCGCGGAACGTCTCCCACCCGAGGCGCATCATGTCGCCCTCGGGCAGCGGCCGGTACCGCACGACGTCGCCGTGGTAGGCGTGCGCCTCGATCACGACGGTGCGTCCGTCGGCTCGGCGCCAGATGGTGCCGCGGGCGATCTGCGGCGCGGGAACCTTCTCGTACTCTGGCGTCGTGTCCACGGGATCCACCTTCTGCATCGGCCGTCGGGCCATGGTCTTGTCCGGTCGCGCGTGCGCCACGATGGCCTCGCGCCTCTCGCCTTCGATGCCGTACAGGTCGCAGAGAGCGACCGCGTGGCCGCGCGTGATCTGCGACCGGCCGTGCTCCCAGTTGCGCATCGTGTTCAGCACCACGCGGACCGATTCGGACGCGGTGCGCTGCGAGATGCCGCGGGCCTTGCGAGCGCGCTGAAGCTCGGCGCCCACCTCCGCGTCGAGCTTCCGCATCGCGTCGAGCGCGACCCTCGAGCGTCCGAGCTGCTCGGCCGGGATGAGCGCGTCGGCGTCGAGGCCGAGCACCGCGCACACGGCGGCAAACACCTCGCGCGTCGGAACCGCTCCGCCCGTCTCGACGTGGTTCACCGCCTTCTCGCCGACGCCGGCCGCGTCCGCGAGTTGCCGCTGCGTCATCTTCCGGGCCAGCCGGGCCTCGCGGACGACGGCGCCGTACGTGGGCCGAACAGCGTCGTCTGCTCGCCGCCGCGGGCCGCGCGTTCCAGCTGCTCGCGCGCCATCCTCTCGGCCACCGGGCGCGGGTAGCCCGCCATGAACTCCAAGATGGCCGCTCTCTCCTCGAAGGGTGTGCATGGGTCCATCGGTCATGCTGCCTCCTGCATGGCGCCGAGAAGCGCGCGCCCGATGACCTCGGCGCACTGCGGCACCACGGCGTTTCCGAGGGCCTTCAGTCGACGTCCGTGTGATCCACGTCGAATCCCATCATCCACTCGACGAATCGGGCTGACAGGCGGCCGCCAACTGCCGTCGCGAGCCCGTCGCCACTGCTCGGAGAAAGCCCCGCGCGATTGTGGTTCCCCTTCACCGTCGGCGTCGGCAGCATCCCGCGCACCGCCAGATCCGGCAGGCTCGGCGAGAACTGCCCGTGCGGGTTCCTCGCCCCGCCTCTCCCGCCGTCCCGGGCCGCAGGCGTCGGTAGCATCCCACCCTTCGCCATCGTCGCGAGACTCGGCCGCAGCGGCCCGACACGCCCGCCCGAGCCACTCCGGTTCGTTCCGTAGCTTGAGGCGCTCGGGGTGGGTAGCAACGATGAACAGGCGCCGGCGACGGTGCGGAGCTCCGACGTCGGAAGCTGCAAGATCCGACCACTCCGCATCGAACCCGAGAGCGGCAAGGTCCGCGAGCACTCGTCGCAGTCCAGACGTCCGCAGTCCGAGCACGTTTTCGATGACGACGACCGACGGCGCGAGCTCCTCGACGATTCGCCGGTACTCGAACCAGAGCCCGGAGCGGGCGCCGTCGAGCCCAGCTCGCTTGCCTGCGAGGCTGACGTCCTGGCATGGGAACCCGCCGCAGATGACATCCACGGGAGCTGCATTTGCTCGGCCGACCGATCGAACATCCTCGTACCTCGTCGCTTCCGGCCAGTGCTTCGCGAGCACCTGGCGACACCACGAATCGATTTCGCACTGCCACACGACGTGGCCGAGGCCGGCGCGCTCTAGTCCGAGCTCTAGGCCGCCGATGCCTGAGAAGAGGGAACCAATCTTCACCGCCGCACCCTCCGACGGTCATCGCCCGGCACCGCGAAGAGCTTCGCGTTCTGCGCGAGCCGCGACCGGATGCGCTCGGAGTACCGATCCCGGATCGCGTCCGCGTCGAGGTTCGTGGTGATGAGCGTCCGCGTCCGCTCGCTCTGCCGCGAGTCGAGCACCTCCTCGAGCGCCGGCATCGCGCGACGGTCCTCGACGGGCTCCTGCCCGAGGTCGTCGACGACGAGCAGGTCCGCCCCGAGGTCGAGCGCCACGACGTTGCTTTCCCGGTCGCTCGCCCACCGCTCGAAGTGCGCGCCGATGCGCAGGGCCCGGATGAACTGCACCCGCTGCCGGGTGAGCATCGCGCGGACCGCGGCGACCGTCTTGCCGACGCCGGTCCCGCCCGAGAGCACGAGCGTCGGCCGGTCGCTCGCCAGCCAGTCGCGCACGGCGACGTGCGCCGGGGTGTCGTCGAGCCCTTCGCCCGCGACGAGCCGCCGCGCCACGTCGTCGCTCACCCGGGATCCGACCTGCTCGAGCACGAGCCGAGCGTGCGCCTCGCGAGCCGCCCGCGTCTGAGCCTCGGCCCGGAGCCGCTCGAGCTCGTCCCGGTGCGCGTGCCACGCCTCGACCGAGTCGAACCCAGCGGCCAGCGCCCGCGAGAGTTCCGCCTCGGCTGCGGCCTGCGCCGCCGCCTGCGCCTGCGCGATCAACGCGCCGAAGCCCTCACTTGAATGCGATCGCTGCATACCCGCCCTCCGTTGCTCCTGCCTCGGCCACCTGTCGCGCGAACTCCCCGTGAGACACCGGGGGCGCCATGCCCCGGACCTTCGGCTTGCCGAGGAACCGCCCCGGCTCTTCCTCGACGAGCCACGACAGGCGCGCCGTCGTGCCCTTGGCAGCCCAGAAAGCCACTAGGACATCCCGCAGTCGGTCCGGAGGCGTCAAGGTTGCCGCGGCCCACTCAGCGAGTTTCTGGACGGCTTGGCGGTCCGCGAAGCCGGTGCCGCGGAACGGTGCGCCGCCGGCCGCCTGCCGAGTCTCGGAGACGAGCGCCGCCACCGCCGCGTCGGCATCGGTCGGGGCGACGAGGGACCGGAGCATAGCCTCGGCACCGTGAGAGACGACGACGTGGGCCGCGGGCTCGCCCGCGCTCTCCCTCTCCCTCTCCCTCTCCTGGTCCTTGATCCCTTCCTGGTCCTGGTCAGGCGCGAGAGTCTCCGGAACTTTCGCGAGACTCCCGGGAATTTTCGCGAGAGTCTCGCGAGGGTGTTTTGCCTTGTTTTTGGGCTTGTCCGCGGGAGGCGGCGGGACGTGAGGCTTGCCCGGCTTGTCGACCCGTTGGTGCTTTTCCCAGTTGCGGATTGAGTAATAGGATTGCCCGTCAACCTCGTACGGGACGACGAACGCGAGCGAAACCAACTCGTCGAGCGCTTTGGCGAGCACCTCGCGCGGGTTGTCGTGTCCCGGGAACGCTCGGCCGCCGAGCATGGTGAGGTTCGCGCGGCCGTTGCCGTAGTCGTCGGACAAGATGATCAGGGCGATGGACAGGACGCGGGCCTCCGGGCTCGCCATCGCCATGCGCTCGTCGTCGAGCCACTCGGGCTTGATGCTGCGGATGCGGCTCACGGCGTCTCCTCCGCGCCGAGAAGGAGCCGCACGTTCCCGATGACCTCGGGCCCATGGCCGAGCGTCGCGAGGGCCGACCCAACCGCGACAAGGGTTGCATGCTCCACCTCGTAAGCGAACACCACGCGCTCAACTTTGTCGATGCGTTCGATGAAGTCTCGATGTGACGTCACCAGGCGAGAGTAATCGGCGAGTTGCTCGTCGGATAGGCGCATCGCTGCGATTTCTTCTTTCGTTGCGATTGGCACGTCACCCGCCCGCGAAAAGCGCCATCTGCGGCGCGGTTTCCGTGGACGCGGCGATCAGGTTGCGTCGGGCCTGCTCGTAGTACGACTTCTTGAGTTCCACGCCGACGAACCGACGACCCTCCTGAATCGAGACGTGTCCCTCCGACCCGATGCCTGCGAACGGCGACAGCACGACGTCGCCGGGGTTCGTCCAGAGCTTGAGGGCGCGTCGGATGACATCGAGCTGCAACGGGCAGATGTGGCGCTCGTCGTCGTCCTCGCGGGCACTGCGATACTGGAGCGTGTCGCTCGGGTTGATATCCATCCACACCGGCGATGCGTACCGCTGCCAGAGCTGGACGGGGAAATCGTCGTGCGTGTGCGTGATCGGTTCGTCGTTCTTGCCGGGCTTCCGCATCGTCACGAGGTAGTCTGGGATGCCCTGACGTGACATGGCCGAGTCGGCGCGGATCGTCTTGTGGAGCAGTCCGAGCGCCTTGGTGCGCTGCATGGCGGTCACCGGATCCTTCCAGATCACGACCTCCGAATGGAAGATAAAGCCGCGCGCCTGAAACGCCCTGATGAGGTCTCCGCGAAAATCGCGAAGGCCGATATACCCATCGCGCTCCTTGCTGGTCGGCAAGAGCATGCAGTGCATCGAGAGCAGGCGGCCCGGCTTCAGCACCCGAAACAACTCATCGATAGCGAATCCGAAGTGCCGAAAGAATTCGTCGTCGTTGCGCACGTTGCCGATGTCGCGCGGGCTATTGCTGTACGTGTACAGCGACGAAAATGGCGGCGAAAACACAGAATAGTGCGCGCTGTCACTCGGGAGCCCCCTCAGCACCTCGCAGCAGTCGCCGTTGTAGATCGCGAACTTCTCGCCAACTTCCTGATTCAGAACGTCCATTGTCACGCCTCCTCCGATTGCAGCCATTCCGGGACGACCATGCGAGCCGTCGCGTTGTACGTATTCGTCACCCTCGTCGTCCCGCGCACGTGAGCGCGCACGGACTCGCCGACCTCCGCCGAAAGCTCGGCCGACATAACCTCAGCGTCGCGCTCCTTGCGTTGTAGGTTTTTCACGACGGCGCCCTCGAGCTCGGATGCGAACACATGCACGTTGCATTCGCGCTTCTGCCCGAATCGATGGATGCGCTTCGTCGCCTGGTGGTATGCCTCCCACGAGTCGGTAACGCCCACGAAAGCCATATGCGCGCAGTGCTGCCAGTTCAACCCGAACCCGCAGATCGACGGCTTCGACACGATCACGCGCGCATCGCCGGACGCAAACCGAGCGAGTGCGGACTCTTTCTCCTCGCTGGTCATCGAACCGCGAACCTCCACAGCGCCCCGGATCTTGGACGTGAGCGCGTCGGATTCGTCGTTGAGGTCGCACCATACGACCCATGGATCGTCGTGCGCGTTGACGAGGTCGGCGCACATGGCGACTCGCGCGGAAAGGCTCGCGCGTCGCGCCTGACGTCGTTCCATGAGGCCGGACGCGGGTTCGGCGAAAAGCAGGCCGGCGGCGCGCGTCGTGGCGTCGTCCGCAGAGATCGTGTGGTGGTGAACGTGCATCGGCGGAAGGTTATACGTCGAACCGTCGTAGCCGAGGTCCGCTGGCGTACGGACGAGCGCGCCCCACGACGCGACGAACTCCCAGAACTTCTTCCGCGCATGGCCCTTCAGTCGCCACTTCTGCGTCTCGCCGCCGTCGTGGACGAAATACTCGGAAAGCATCTCGGCGCGAGTGCAGATGCCGAGAAACTCAGCGTGAGTGCCAAGCTCCACGAAGTCGTTGGGCGCTGGCGTCGCGGTACACGCGAGCCGGTATGGGGTCCGACCGAACGCATCGATGAGTAGCTGTAGTGTTTTTGCGCTGTGATGCTTGATGATGCTCGACTCGTCCAGCACGACACCGGAGAACGCAGACGTGTCGAACAGGTGGAGCCGGTCGTAGTTGGTGATGTTGACTCCCGGACGCACGTCGCTCGCGTCGCGGCACAGTGTCACGCCGACTCCGATCTTCGCGCCCTCGTCAACGGTCTGCGACGCGACAGCAAGCGGCGCCAGGATGAGCACGTTTCCGTTTGCGCGTTCCGCGACGTAGTTAGCCCACGACACCTGCATCCTGCTCTTGCCTAGTCCTGTCGACGCAAATATCGCGCAACGACCGCGACGCAGCGCCCACTGCACAATGTCACGCTGGAACTGGAACAGGCCGACTTGATCAACACGCACGTCGATGCCGGACGGCGCGACGCGTGTGAGTTTCTCGCTCACGAAAGAAGAGTAATCCGCTGCATTATCCATTCGATTTTCCCTTGGCCTTTGCTTTGCGATCTGCGGCCCGCTTTCGCGCTGCGCGTTGGTACGACTCGAGCTTCCGTGCCTCGCGAGTCTTTCCGACCGCATGCAGCACGGCGATTCGCCTTGATGTTTCCGCCTTCGCGTCGGCCTGACGCGCCGCCTCGTCGCGCGTTGGCGTCCACATCGCCCATGCGTCCCACATGGTCGACGCGTGTCCGCGCATCTCCATGGCGATTTCGAGTTCAAGGTTCCGCCATCTCATGACGACACCGCCGCGGCGCGGGCATGGGCCACGAGGGCGACCTCGAGCGAGCGCCGGCGAAGGCGCAACGAGGGCACGTCATCACGGTCAGGGAAACGCACGACGACGTCGTCGATGACGCGGATCTCGCGCGCGATATCTTCGCACGCCCCGAGGTGCTGGGTGCGGGTCACTTGCGCCCCCTCTCGACGAGCGAGGCGAGCAGCCCCGCGGCGGTCTGGATGGCAAGCCCGAGGTCGATGGCGGCAAGCTGGACGTGCCCGGCCGCGGCGGACATCTGCGCCGCTCGAGCGTGGCGGACGAGGGCTTCGAAGCGGTCGTCGATCATCGGCCGGCCTTCCTCTCTGCGACGTCGCGCAGGGTGCGGACCATCGGGAGCACGTCGGGGTTGGAGCGCGAGAGCGCGTGCACGGCCTCGGCGGCGTAGCTGCGGATCTCGTCGAGTTGGCGGTCGGTCGCGCCGCCGCGAAGCTCGGCTTCGGCGAGCGCGTCGGCATGACGGCGGAACGCGAGGGACGCGTCCGCGGAAAGGACGAGGGACACCCTCATGGCCGCCTCCCAAGGAACACGTTCGCGGTCGCGCCGCAGCGGACGACTCGGTACCCGTTGCCGACCATGCGAGTGATGCGCTCGCGGTCGACGGTGCCGCCCCAGGTGACCGGCGTGCCGTCGCATCCGTGCCGGTCGTCGGCGAGGTACCGCCGCACGTCGGCAAGGCGCTGCTCCCACGCGAGGGCGCCGCGCTGCCACGGGACATCGGACGGCCATCCGGCGGGCTCGCGTAGCGTCTCGTCGAGGCCCGCGAGCCATGGGCGCTGCGAGCTGCGCGTGTGCCGGTGATGGACCTCGGCGACGTACTGCGCCGGGGCCATGCCGCGACGAGCCGCAGCGTGCGCGACGATCCAGGTGATGACGCGCGCATCGGCGCCGCCGCCGAAGCTCGCCTCGGAGACGGTGAGCCGCGCGATCGCGACCTCGTCGCGGGTCCACTCGCGCGGGGCGCTTGCGTGCGCGGGTTCGCACGAGTCGACGAGCAGGCACGCGCACAGAGCCGCGACGAGGGCGACCTGGCAAAGCATCGAGAGGATGTCGGAGTCCGTGTGGAGGTCGCGGCTCATGCGGCCCTCCGCGCGCTCGTGCGCTCACGGAACCGGAAGAAACTCGCGCGCTCGGGGTACGTCGCCGCAAAGATGCGGGCGATCGGGGCCACGAGATTGTTGTTCAAGGCGTGGTCGACGTCGCGCGCGGTGTGCGCGCTCGTCGCGTACTCCCACCGGATGCGCTCCCAGATGGCCTTCGCGCCGCCGTGCGGCCGGCCGGACGCCACGAGGTCGAACGCGAAGCGGCAGAAGAGCCGCCAGACGTCGGGATGGTCGACGACGAAGGCGTGCGCCTGCTCGTCCATCTCGTCGGCCCGAGTGGTACGGACCGGCGTGCGCAGCTCGAAGAGGGCGAGCTGGTCGCTCATGGCTCCCCCGCGATGTCGTCGAGACGGCACTCGAGCGCGCGAGCGAGCCGCACCAGGATCGCCGTACTCGGCGCCGACTGGTCCCGCTCGTAGCGGCTCACGTAGGTCTCGGGGATGTCGGCGCGAAGTGCGACGTCGCGCTGCGTGAGGTGGCGGGCGTCGCGCAGCGCGCGGAGTCGATGCCCGATGCTGGGTGTGGTGTCCATGCCGATAAGGTGCCACGGGTCTTTTTCGGTGTCCACTGATTTTTTTCTTGCGCACCAAGTCTAGACATGAAAGGGTGTGACCCATGCCGACGCTCCGCACCATCCAGCACGAGGACACGATCGCCCACACGTTCAAGCGTGCGGGCCTTCTGCCGTACCTGACCGACGTGGCGGAGTTGGGGTGCATCGTCCGCGAGGCGCTCGACGAGGACATCGATCACCTGTGCGACCTCGACGACGAGGACCGCGCCGAGGCGGTCGACAACCTCGTCGAGCGCTGGCGCGTCGCGTCCGGCTGCACCGAGCCCGAGTTCGTCGAGCTGGTGCGGTTCGCGGCGCACGAGATCGCGAACGGCGAGGCCGAGTGTGAGTGCCGGGACGGGCGCGTGCTCGTGCACGTCGGCGGCGGGTTCGATGGTTGGCAGGACTGCTCCTGCCACCGGGCGGCGTGAGGCGAAAGAGGAGGGGATGGCCATGAGGAACCTGGAATTTGTGCAGCGTATGTACGTGGACGGCGTCGTGTACCTCGACGCGAAGGTCGGGCCGGTGGAGATCACCACGTTCGCCAACTCGGCGCGCGGCGCTTCGATCTACGTGACGTTCGAGGAGCGCGGCGGCGTCTCGTCGTCCGTGCGCACGAGCGGCGTCGGACCAACCGACGACGACGCGATCACCGAGGCCGAGGCGCTCCTGCGCCGCGACCACCCGCGCGCGTGGGAGCTGTACGCGAGCACCGTGCTCGTGCGTGCCGAGGTGGCGGCGTGACCCACGACGAGTACCTCGCGGCGGCCGGCGTCTCGCAGTCGCAGCTGAAAGACCTCGCGGTCTCGCCGCTGCACTACCACGCGCGGCACGTCGCCCGGACGGCGCGGCGCGAGGAGACGGCGGCGATGCGCTTCGGCTCGGCGCTGCACGCGCTCGTGCTCGAGCCCGCCGAGTTCGACGGCCGCTACGTCGTCCAGACGTGGGACGCGCGCACGAAGGAAGGCAAGGCCGAGCGCGACGCGGCGCTCTCGTCGGGCCGGTCCGTCCTTGACCAGGACGACGCGGGCACGCTCTCGGTGATGGCCGAGGCGCTCGCGGCGCACCCGGTCGCCTCGCGCATCCTCGCGGAGCGCGTCCACACCGAGCATCCGATCTTCTGGACCGACGCCGAGACGGGCCTGCGCTGCAAGGCGCGGCTCGACGCGGTGAGCGCCATCGGCCGGGCCTCGGCGATCGTCGACCTCAAGAGCACGACCGACGCGAGCCCCGAGGGCTTCGCGCGGCAGGTCGCGAGCCTCGGCTACCACGTCCAGGCGGCGCACTACCTCGACGGGTGGCGCGCGCTCGGCGGCGACGCGGGGACGTTCGTGTTCATCGCGATCGAGAAGGCCGCGCCCTACGCGGTCGCCGTCTACGAACTCGACACCGAGGCGCTCGCGGTCGGCGAGGCGAAGCGGCGCGGGCTGCTCGACACCCTGGCCGAGTGCCAGCGCACCGGCCGGTGGCCCGGCTACCAGACGCAGACGATCAGCCTCCCGAAGTGGGCGGCGTGAGGAGGGACGACATGGCGAACGACATGATGATGCTGGGCAAGGACCAGATCGAAGCACTCCAGGGGCACTGCACCCGCATCGCGAAGTCGGGCCTCGTGCCCGAGCACTTCGCGAAGAACCCCGCCGCGATCTACACGGCGATCTCGATGGCGAAGGCGCTGGGCGAGGTGCCCGAGACGCTCATGCAGGAGATCTTCTTCATCGGCGGGCGCGCGGGCCTGTCCGCGAAGTACATGCTCTCGCGGCTCCAGCGCACCGGCGCCATCAAGGGCACGGTCCGCTACCTCGTGCGCGGCGAAGGCCGCGGCCTCGCGGTCCGCGCCGTGGCCATCGACGGCGAGACGGGCGTCGAGGTCACCGGCCCCGAGGTGTCCATGGCCATGGCCGAGGCCGAGGGCTGGACGAAGAACCCGAAGTACAAGTCGATGCCCGAGGTCATGCTGCGCAAGCGCGCGGTCACCTTCCTCGCGCGCGACCACTACCCCGGCGCCCTGATGGGCTTCCTCACGGTCGACGAGGCCGAGGACGTCGCCGTGTCCCGCGGCGCGTTCCGCACGACCGCCGTGCGCGGCGAGAGCCCGAGCGGCTTCCTCGCGGCCGCGTCCTCGAGCGCGCACGACCCGGAGACGGGCGAGGTGCTCGACGAGCCCAGCTCCGAAGAACTCGCGGCGGTCGAGGTGGCGTCGTGAAGGTCATCACGATCGCGGGTCGCCTCGGCCGTGACGCCGAGGTCAAGTCGACGCAGGGCGGCACGAACGTGTGCCGGTTCTCGGTGGCGACCGACGCCAAGCGCAACGGCGAGAAGGTCACGACGTGGTTCGACGTCTCGATCTTCGGGAAGCGTGGCGAGGCACTGGCCCGCTACCTCACGAAGGGCACGACGGTGTGCGTCGTCGGCGACCTCGAGGCGCGCACGTTCCAGGCGAAGGACGGCAGCACGAAGCTCGCGCTCGGGGTCGTCGCGTCCGAGGTGACGCTGCTCGGCGGCGGCCAGCGTGACGAGCAGCGCGCGGCATCCCCGGCCGGTGACGGCTTCGGCGACGCGGGCAGCTTCGACTCGGGGGACGATTTGCCCTTCTGACTCCGCGCGCGGCGGTCCCTCCCCCCCTCCTACGCCGCGCGCCTCTGGCCTTGCGACCCAGACCCCTCGCCCGGGGAGAGCATGACCGCCGGGAAAGTCCGGCACTTCTACCCACCGCGAGGTGCTCAATGATCCGCTGCTCACGATGCGACCGCACCGTCTACCCCACGGAGACGACGAAGGACTACTCGCACGGCCGCCTCACGGTCGGGATCGTCATGGCCTGCAACGGCTGCGGCGCGACCGCGTGCAAGGGCGACGTGCCCGAGACGATGCGCAAGGCCGTCCAGGCGCGCGGAGGGGCGGTGCTCAATGGATGACGACACCCTCACCACGGCCGCGCGAGCGGTCGCCGAAATGGCGCAGGCGTTCACCGCGGAGGTGGACCGGCTCAACGCCCGCATCCGCGAACTGGAAGCGGAGCTTGGCACCATGGCGAAGTGCGAGCAGGAAGCCGTCGACGACAACCGGCGGCTGCGCGCCCGCATCCGCGACCTCGAAGCGCGCCCGGTCGGCGGGGCGGCGGAGATGCGGGAGGCGGCGGCGCGTCGAGTCGAGGAGCGCGAGAAGCATATCCGCGCCGAGTGCGGAGAATGTAACGTGACCCTTGAACTCCGCGTCGCAGCCCGCGATATCCGCGCCATCCCGCTGCCCACCCCATCGCCGTCCACCGAGCCCGACGCGGTGCCGGAGGGACACGAGCGGATCTGGTACATCATGAACCCCGAAGGCGGATACGCCTCGGAGGCGTACGCGCGCAGCGCGGCGCGTCGCCGTCCGGGGTACATCGTCGTCTACGCCGACATTCCTCCGC